AGTTGGGATCAAAGCGTCCGCCAGCCGGTCCAGCGCCTTGACCAACTTCTCCTGACCCCGGATCGTGCCCGCATACACCGCGTCTGCGGTCGTCTTCCCCGCCGACTTCCCAGCCGTGCTGATCTGCGACTGCAGCTTGTTCAACTGCTTGATCTCACCCTTGCCGCCACCCAAGATGGCCGCCGCGGTCTCCATGCCGCCGCCCTCGATGCCGGCCTCGGCGATCTGCCGCAGCAGACTGCTGGACAGGCCCCGCTTGCGGAGGGTCTTCAGCATCGACGCGAACTGCTTACTGTTCGCTGCGCTGCCCTGCATCTGCGACATCAGCGTGTTGATCGTGACCTGCGAGTCCTCCTTGCCGGCCGCGCGGGTGATGTTCGCGCCGGAGATGATGCCCGACTTCACCGAGTCCGACAGTTGGGAGGCGCTGCTCTTCAAGTCCTTGAGCTTCGACGATGCCTTGTCCAGCTCACCGCTGACCTTCTTGAGGGCGGTCGCCATCTTCATGTGGCCGCCCGCGATGCTGGACATCAGCTTCAGCAGCCGGTCCTCGGTCGCCCCGGAGGTGGCGGCGCGGATCTCGTCTCGGGCCCCGCGGGCGAGGGAGCGGACGCCGCCGACGCGGCCGCCCTTGGCCATCTTCGGCATGTCGATGGCGCCGGCGTTCAGCATCTGCATGAACTTCTCGCCGTACTTCTGTACGGCTGCGGCACGCATCACGAACTCGCCGTTCGACAGCCACGGCGCGAACACGTCATCCGAAGTACCAGTGCCCGGCCCCTCCACCAGGCCGCCGTCGGCGTAGCCCCGCTTGAAGGAACGCCCCGTGAACAGACCGCCCGTCGCACCAGTGATGTCGTGCTGCGAGCGGCCGGTCAGGAACCGCTTTTGGTACTCGGTGATGTAGCGGATCGTGTGCTTCGTGAACGTGTACGCCGTCTTCCCGTTCAGGTTGTTCAACGCCGTCGACACCGAGCCGATCGAGCCCAGTGCCTGCCCGTTCGCCGTGAACACCGCGGTCTTACCGTCGGGCAACTGCTTCGTCTTCAACCCGACCGCTTCCAGCGCGGCGATCGCCGCAGCGTTCAGGGTGTCGACCTTGATTTCCTTCGCGTCCGGCGTCTCCTGGATCGCAGCCCGGACCGTCTCCAGCCCGGCGATCGCCTCCTCGCGCTCCAACTTCACCAGCGTCTTGATGTCGCCGGGTACGCCGAGGAGCGTGTTGACGTACTCGGTGGCCTTGGCCTTGTTCCCATCGAACGCGTCCGTCGCGAGGCGCATCATCGTCTCGCGGAGCTCCGCCGACTTCTTCGTCATGCTGCCCATCGACTCGCCCGCAGCCAGCCCAGCAGCGATCAGCTCGTCCTGCGCCGCCGCTGCGGCCGACATGGCGTCACGGTTCGCGCGGCCCGCCTCAGTGTCATCGTTGAGGGTGTTGCCATGTTCCTTGAAGCTGGCGGTGAGATCGTCCAGGGACGCCTCGAACTGGGTCTGTGCATCGTGCGCGCTGCGGTTGACGTCGTTCAGGGCGAGAATGCTCGCGCGCAGGCCATCGGCCGCGGACTTCTGAGCGTCCAGCTTCGCCGACGTGTCCGCCGCAGCCGAACCGAAGACACCCATGCTGTCGGCGGTGAGCTTCGCCTCCAACGCCATATCGGCCAGCGCCTGGTCATAGCCGTCAATCGAATCCCGGAACTTCTCCGCCTGCTCCGGGCTCATCCCCTCCATCATCGACTTCACGGCGGCCTTCGCGAGATCCGCCTTACCGCCCTTGACCATGTTGGTCAGCGCGTCATCGATCGAGTCCATGGACTTGGTGAACTCTTCGGTCGCCTCACCCGCAGACAGCAGACCACCCGAGATGTCCTCGCCCCAGTTGTTGATGGACTCCGTCACGCTCGGGTTGATGACCTTGTCGATCTGGTCCTTCAGCTTCCCGAAGTCCTTGCCGAACTCGGCAGCCACATAGCCCGTTGCCTTGCCTGTCCGGCCCAGATTCGACAGTGATGTCGTCAGCTTGTCGACATCAGGTGCCGCATCGTCCCCGATGCTGGACAGCTGCTCCACCGCCACCACCAAAGCAGCGATCGCAGCAACGATGATCGACGCCTTCGCCGCCTTGCCCAGCGTCCCGAACGCCGCCACCAGCCCCGTCATACCGCCACCAGCAGCAGCAGAGGCCGCCTGCAACGCAGCGATCCTCGTACCCAGCGTGGCGATCCCACCCGAGACAGCTGCTGCGGCAGCCCCCGCCACGGACACCAGCTTCAACCCGACGGCAAGTTGCATGACCGTCGCCACCAGCTCCGGCGGCAGCGACGCCACCAAACCGGCCGCGGCGTTCACCAGCGTCAGCATGCCCGGCCCGGCCTCAGCCGCCGCCTCCACCAAGGTGGTCACCGCGCTACCAATGGACTTCAACGTCTCCTGGACAGCAGGCCCGTTGGAGTCCGCGTAATCCATGAACGCCTTGACCGGGCCCGACACCTCGCCCTCCGACAGGGCGCGGGAGAAGTGGATGATTCCGTCGACGGCGTTCTTCAGCGAGTCGTTCGCGAAGGCCGCGAACTTATCCGTCAGCGCGTCGAAGCCGGGCGTGGCCATCGCCCCGCCCGCGACGCTGACCAGCCGGTCCAACTGGGTGGACGTGCCTTGGACCATCGGCGTCAGCTTCGGCAGCAGCCGCTCCATCAGCGTGAAGCTCTTCTCGACCGGTGCCATGGTGAACCGGGCGTTCGAGTCGGAAAAGTCCTGGAACGTCGTCTTCAGCGTGCCGAGTGCCACCGACGCCCGCGCCGTAGCGTTCGGCATGCCAGCCAGCGACGCCTGCACCGCCCGCTGCGCCTCCGCCGCCTCCTTCGAACCGCGGCCGGACTTGACGACCGCGTCGCGGTACTTCTTCTGCGCCTCCGACGCCTCCGACAGCGACGACACCTGCCCCGCCAGGGCGACACCGAACGCCCCCACCGCCACGCCCGCGCCGGCCGCCGCGCCTGCGGTCTTCACTGTGGCCGCGGTCATGGATGCCATGAGGGGTACGGCGGCGGTGGCGAGGGGGATCAGGTAGCCCTTAACGTTCCCGATCGATTTCCCGAACTGGCTCATCGATCGGGACATGATGGAGCTTTCGGACACGAACCGGCCGCGCATGTCGCGGAGTTGGCCGCTGGTGTCGCGGAAGGCGCGGACGGCGTCGCCGTTGTCGGCGCGGATGGTGATCGTTACGGCGTCGCCAGCCATTCTGTTTCACCTCCTTCCGTGGTGTCGGGGTTGTCGGGTGTGCCGAGGCGCTCGATGGTGAGCAGCCGCAAGAGGCGTACGTCCTCTTGCAGGAGCGTTGTGAGGGTGTAGCCGGGGAACTGGCGCAAGATGCCGAGGAGCCAGCGGGCGTGGGCTAGTTGGGCTGGCTCGGTGATTCGGCGACGGGGGTCATCGGGATGGGCGGCGCCGGGGAAGTCTCGCCAGAGGGCGAGGTCTCGGGCAAAGGGTCGTTGTCGGTTACCCCCACGAGGCCTTGGACCCATGCCTTGCTGAGTTCGCGCATGAGTTTCTGGTCGCGGGTGGGCGCGTCACTGACGGGAACGGGTTGGTCGTTCTTGTCGGTGAGGTTCCAGCTGATGAGGGCGTTGTAGAAGCGCTTGATGGTGATGCCGTCGTTCTCGGGTTCGCCGTCCCAGCCGAACATGGCGGCGTAGTCCTCGATGCTGGTGCTGCGGCAGACGGCTTCGAGGCCGTGGTAGCGGTGGCCTTCGGCGAAGCGGATGGTGATGGTGCTGTCGGGCTCGCGGAATCCCACGGCCGCACCTCCAATCAGTGTCGGGTGGAGGGCTCAGGCCCAGGTCGGGACAAGGCCCGATGCGAGCTGGAAGGGGACACTCCACGTGAACTCGCCGGACTGCGCGCGGGTGAGGGCGTAGTCGGTGAGGATGCACTCGGTGGCCAGGGTCTGGCCGCTGATGGTGATCGTGATCGTGCGTTCCACGCTGGTGGAGGAGACGGTCTTGAACACGTCGTGGGCGAGGTTGGAGCCGTCGTCGAAGCCGCCCGCCGCGGTGCCGGAGAAGTCGGCGAGGAGCAGCAGGCGGGCCATCGCGGATTCGGCGAGGCTGGTGATGTCCTGGACGCCGCGGGGCATGGTCCAGTCGAGGTTGAAGGTCGAGGTGCGGATGTCGCGTGCGTTGCCGCCGCTGTCGTCAACGCTGAACGCGGTCCAGCCCAATCCCGACTCGATGCTCATGGCTCAGCCCTCCTTTGTTGCGAGGGTCAGCGGGCGCTGCCCTTCGTCGTTGGTCGCTTCGGTGACCCACTGCGGGCCGCTACTCCGGTCGTAGGCGAGGCAGCCGAACATCCTGCGCGCCCCGCTGTCCTCCACCCACTCCTCGTGGAACTGCACCGGCACGGGAAGCACCTGATCCGCGAAGAGAAGCCTCAGCTGGTGGACCTGCTTGCCGCCGTCGGCCATCGCCCGCAGGCGCTCACTCGGCCCGGTCAGCTTGATCCAGAAGCCGAGCGGTCCGAGAACCCGGCGCATCGGGCCCGTGTCGCGGGACGCGTCGTAGATCAGGCACGGCATCCCGAAGTCGAGGGCATCGCAGTCGTCGGTGCGCTCTTCGCCATCGACCCACAGGCGCCACGCCTTCGGCTCGTCCACGGCGTTCACCCCTTGTCTCGCTCGTCGAGGAGGCGGCTCATGTGCTGTTGCACGTGCTCCACCCAGTCCTCCGCCCGCTTATGCACCCGCACCTCACCCACCTGCGCCCGGTAGTCACCGCCCCGCACGAGGTACTTCTCCGGCATCGTCTGGTGGTCCGCGAAGCACCGCTGATAGGGCTCGAACCGGAACACCGTCAGACCAGCCGCCGTGTGCTGCTCCCTGAACGTGCGCCGCGAGCCCCGGATGAACGCCGCCTGCTGCCTGCCCAGGTCGGTGGACTCGTCGATGACGGACTCCCACCCGTTCCGCCAAGCCGGGCAGCCCACCCGTTCGCAGACGGTCTTCACCCGCTTGTCCGGACGCGACTTCACCGACCACGTCTGATACGCCTGAACCGGCATCCGCGGATCCCTGGGACGGAACGGAGCGCCCATCAGAACGTCACCGCCGTGACGTTGACGTTCACGGCGACCGCGAACACCAGCGACGTGAACCCACCCGAAGTCGTCGTCACCGCCCGCACATACCGTTTGATCTCCGTCCCCGCAGCGACCTCAATGCGCTGCGTCGTCGGCCCCGACGTGATCTGCGTGAACCCGCCGCCCGTGATGTCCGCGAACGCGTCCGCCACCCCGTTGTCGTGGGAGTGCTGCAGCTTCACCGTCACGTCCGTGCCCGCGAACGAGAACACCTGGAGGTAGGCCTGCGCGCCGTGCACTGTGTGCGAGCTGATGTAGGCGTTGCCGTTGACGGTCCATGTCCGCGGTGTCGCATCCGTGACCCCGTTCGACGACGCTGACGCGATCGGAGCAGCGACCGACGTGCCGCCGATCCCGGACAGC